ACGTGGTTATTGCAACAGCAAGCTGATCGGCATCAATACCGGTGCGAGTAGCAAGCGCATCAAACGAACGAACCGAAGCAGAAGTTGCTGAATACGCTGGGAACCCTGTCACCACCGAAACCTCATAAAGTTTGATTTGACGCAACTCACGGGTCATACCATCATCAGACCAACGGTCACCACCTTGAGGAACCGTAAACCCAAACGACATCGAGTCAACATCTTTGCGTTGCATCAACACCGACAGGTCACGACCAACCGTTGTGTCAGGCAAATCGGCCTCAACAAACAAACCTTTAGAATCCTCAACCAAACGCATCGTCTTAGCCCTAGTGGTAGCCAACAACATTGACGAGTCATGGTTCATGTACATACGGATATTGTTGCGGGACTTCAACGACTTAGCGAACGCTCCAGGCATAATGCGTTCGATGAACGGTAGTGGCTCAGAGTCAGAGTTGAATACTGCTGCATAACCACTAAACGTCATGCCGTCGCCTGCTTGACCTGCACGAAGTTCAAAGTCATTGAATGTGATGCGACGTGTCTCAACCTGTTCAGCCATACCTGAAAGATTAGCAACAAAACCATCAAGCGATCTAGAAGACTTCGGATGACCCTTTGGAAGAAGATCGTTGTCGCCAACATAAGCATCGTTCTCAGGTCTGCCGTTGCGCAACAAATACAGGAACGCATTGACTCTTGCGTAAGCCCATTGGTCACGAGTCATGCCTGGACGATGCGAAGATGAATAAGCACCAGCACCACGACGGAACACAGCCCGCAACATCCCAATCGTCGCACGTTGACCAGGGTTGTCACCAACACTTTCGTTATGTTCCTCAACCTTGTTTTGCAAACCATTCTCGATAGCCTCAGACAACTCAATCGTCCCAGCACCAGCAGGAGAATCAGCCGAACCAGGAGCGTTCTTATCTGAACCGGTGATCTGATCCTTCTTCGGTGCTGGAGCATCAGCCCGCTCAGCTTTAATCTGCTCAGACTTACGAGCAAACCAATCCATCGCAGGTTCAGGATTCAACGGGTTAATACCCCACAGATAGAACGCAACAGCACCGGCACCAGGGAACTCTTTGTCATCAGGGTTTGAGTTTTTCGGTGCATCCAAATCAACCATGTGACGTGCAGCCCAAGCATTCGCTCGAACCACCTTGTCCTCAGTAATTTGACCTCTTGCCATCTCACGTGCTTCACGAACCGTTGAAGCAACGATGCCAGCACCAGCCAACTTCTGGCCGTAATAGGTCAAACCTTTACGAGCTGCGGATTGAATATATTCAGGTAAACTCAAATCCACTTGACGAACAGAGTTCTCCATCTCATCTTCATCCTCGATGTCCTCCTCGTCAACCTCTTCTTCCTCATGCTCAGCCTCAGGTTTCCAAGCGTTGCAATAGTAAGCACCATCAACAAAGTCATCCCACTTATCGCACCACGCTTTAGTTCCTTCAGCGTTCTGGCGTGACTCGTCATAAAACACACAGTTCCCACAAGCACGACCATCAGGAACATCCTCAGCCAACGCTGGACGATAGTTCTCTGGCAACGCCCGCTCACCACCTGGTTCCATCTCCTCAGCAATCGATACAGCGACCATCTGGTCAATCGCATCCTGCTTCGTTGTGTGGCAGCCGATCACTTCGCCGTCTTCCTTTTCCACAGCCCAACCAGCGCAATCAGCGTTCTTGTCAGAAATGAAGTAAGGCATCAGACAGGCTCCGTCAACCAAGAAATAACATGACCGGTTTTAGTCGAAACCCCGTAAAGCAAATCAGTTGGTGAAACAACCAAATCCAAAGCCTCCAACTTATCTAACTTGTAACCAGTTGAAGTCGTGACATCTACTCCACCAATAAACACAGCGTCCGTGTTGTCGTTGTTTTTGATGTGCATCTTGTAAGGGTTGCCAGCATAATCACCAATCAATACACCATCAACGATTGTTGAAGCTGTGCCGATTGATGTTTGCCCGCTATAAAACGCCACTACTCAACCTCATAAGCTGACTTAGGGTCAAGTGGTGCGACTGTAGATATCTGTTGCAACTGGCTCGAAGGAAGTCCCGTGTGAGCAATCGCAGGCAACCCAACCGTAGACAACACCTCAGCAGGATCAAACCCAGCAAGAATCAACCGTTGTGCAATCTCAGCCTTCGACTGCATCTCAGCCAAGTTCGCAGCATTGATGTCCACGTTCGCCAATGGCACACGGTACGAGTCACCACCGTCAACCGGTGCCATGTCCTCAAGACGATGAATGTCGTTGATAGACAAGAACCCTGATTGAAGACCTGTTGAGAATGAGGCATAGCGTGACGCTTGGTCACCACGCAACAACCCGTCCACGTTGAACTTCATGAACGCACGACCCTCAAGCAAACGTGAATATCCTTCTTCAATCTTTTCGATGTAAGGCCTGAGCGTGTGGGTCACATACTGGATGCCGTTCTGCTCCACCGACGCATACGACATCGCACCAGGCGTAGTCACACCAAGCATTGATGGAGGCACACGGAAGATACGAGCAATCTCTTCTACAGCGAAACGACGGGACTCTAGGAACTGTGCAGAATCGTTGTCAACGGTTGTCTTCGTGAACTTTGCTCCACCGAACAACACACCTGGACGATGCGAACGACGCAAACCTTTATGGCCTTCTTCAAACCCTGAGACCAAATCTTTAGCCTGCTCACGGGTGAGGTTGCCAGGGAACTCGATGATGCCGGAAGCTGATGAGCCTTGACCGAAGAATCGTGCAGCGAACTCCTCCAACGCTTTCGCCAAACCAAGGTTCTCCTTCATGAAGTCAATGCGTGAAATCCCTCGCATCTCACCAGGCAAACGAAGTTCGGTGATATGAATCATGTCCTCAGCCTGAATCACATCACGATTCTCAAAAACATAAATCGGACGACGAGTCACACGGTCACGACTGCACTCAACCCTCTGAGGATTCAAAACAACCAGAGCTGCGACACCTTGATCGTCACGCACGATACGAGTGAACGAGTTACCGTTCAACATCAACGAAACCAGCACCTGCTGGAAATGCTCGATGCGGGTAACACCGGACTCAGGTATGTCCAACCATGTTGGGCGAGGACGGAACGGACGACGAGTGCCATCCAAACGAAGGAACGTGTCAACAGGGAGCGTGGAGATTGAATCTGAAATCATGCGCACACACGCATACACCGCTTCAATCTTGAGCGAATCTTTTTCCGTTACAACAGTTCCGCTATTTGTCGTGACACTAAATCCGTCACCTAACGCAAACAATGACTGTGTAGATATTGCTCGGCTTTCGTTGCCATCACCTAACAGTCTCGACAACATTACTTACCTTTCCGACCACGCTCGTAAGCAGCCGTGAACAATAGAACTGACAGGCCAACAAAAATCAGCCCTAATGGAATTGCTATCAAGAATAGTCCATAAGCGATGAGCAGGATTGAGAAAACTTCTAGCAGGAAAATAGGCATGACTCTAGACTACAAAGAAACCAGGTACAGGTGGCGGGTCTTCACGTCGAGTCGCACGATCCACAGCCATAGCCAACGCAATCGCAGCGTCAATCTTCCTACGTGACTTACCCTTAGACAACCGAAGTCCAGCATCGGTCTGACGTGGCACAGCAGACAACACCTGATCCGTGAACATCGGATCGCCATCATGAGCCAACTGCTGATTCACAATGCACTCATACAGCGTCCCAATAGCAGGCACCATACGTTGCGCAGACTGCGGGAACTCCACCATCGGCAAACCATCATCAGCCAACGCCTCAGCCGAACGCTGGAAGAACGCTGGGTCATACGCAAACTCACGAACATTGAACTCACGATGCAGGCCACGCAGATATTGCTCCACAGCTGCGATGTCAGTCATCGCCCCATCAGGAATCCAAATCTTCGCACGAACCACCAGACGATGACCCTGAGGTTGGCACAACACCACAGCAATCGAGTCATGCTTCAACGCCATGTCAATCCCCACAAACATCGGCAAGTCGGGATCAACCTGTAGTTCTGATTGGCATTGTTCCCACCCGCCAGCAGGAAGCCAAGGTGAGTCCTCTTGTCTAACCCATTGATTGAGTTTGTATCTACGAAACGGCACCTCAGCTGTCTGATTCATGCTGACTTCCATGTCTTCCATGTC